GAATGGTTGTAAACCATGATCAAGAGTCACAATCTTTACATAGTTTTGGGCAAAGTAGACAGGGTTATCCTTACACTTCAAATACTCTTCAATATTGTCTTGAGTAAACTCAATTTGAGTATTTGCTTTTTTTAGATTAGGATTACCAAGATAAATTTCACTCATAAATTAATCAGCAATTCCAAGCTCTAAGGGATTTATTTATCCTACTATTAGGATCATTTGCTGTTTTAGCAGAAGTCAACTTTGACTTCATCCCTTTCATTCTTGCACAAAAACTTTTTCTACGAGGGTTCCCAACTTTCTTTGAAGGTCTCTTAAGATCGCTTCCTGGGTTCTCACGTTCATACGACTTCCTACCTTTTTCATTTAATCCTCCTTCACTGTTTTTACCAGACTTTTTTGTCCATGCTGCTGCCTCATCTACAGTTTCATCTTCACTATGAACTCCTTCTACATATTGTGAACTATACTTTCCGCCAGTTTTTTTATGAGTGTCAGAGAGTTCTGCTGCTCTTGCATCAGCATACTTTCTACTCTTTACTGGTTTACCAATCTTCTTTTCCTTCTTTCCATCAGGTGATCCCATTACTTGATAAGGCATCTCCTCAAGTTGCTCAACCTCTTCACCAACATTGATCATCAGTTCTCCAGGTTGATAATCAGTCTTATCAAATCTCTTCAGATGACATCCAGGATATACTTTATCAAGTGCTGCCTGAACTTCTGTTCTAGTGGGTGGTGANACCTCAGGGAAGAAAACTTTCATCAACATCAATTTACCTTTGAAGGTAAACATTACCTGGTAAAGATTNCCAGTTTTGGCAGGTACTCTCACTGCCTCCTCAATCTTTTTTGCGTCTGGACACTCCTTCATTCCATGAACAGGACACTCCTCTCCTTTATGGTTATGNGCACATTTTTTCTTCTCATCCAGATACTCTACCTCTTCACTAGTTGCTTTCTTCCAACTACCACCTGCTGCCTTGTACTTCTTAGCAGCCCAACCATTTGCATAAGCAGAGGGATAGACATCAAACTTTGCTTTTGCTTGTGCCTTAAACTTAGACCAGAGTGAAGGATTAGTTGGAACATTCTTCTCTACAAGAAGCCACTCCTTTTCACACTCAATTTTTTCAAGAATTTGTCTCACCATTGGTGAAGAACTTTCTTTAATTTTGTTTGATGTCATGATAGGCTTACCTCCTTTGCCTGGTCTGTCTGCTACTGGATCTTCTCTTCTTTTACGTCTTACAGCAGCAGCTCTTTCTGCTTTAGACATTTTTGCTGCTTTTTCATTTGAAAGGCATTTAGGTTTNCCNTCNCCNTCACCTCTNGCACATTTACCAATCCTCTCACCTTTGGTGTTGTANCNATCCCATCCACCACCACCTTTNCCACCTTCAGGACCAGAACCAAACCACTTTCTNAAATCCTCACTTACTGAGGATCCACCATTGCCACTCCCATTGCCATTACCACCATTGCCATTACCATTACCATTAGAAACACTACCATTCTTCTTACCATTCTTTTTAGTGGTTTCAGAATCATCATCAATAGAATGACCATTCTCTTTACGAAGCATCCCCATAGGTCCAACCATCTTGAACCCTTTTGGAATGTCTTTGCATACTTTATCAGTATAGCAATAATATTTTCCGTCCGGACACTTCTTTTTCATTGATATAAAATAAGGTCTCTTAGTATTTATAGACCAATGATTGTAAGGGGGTTAGACATCACAGTAGCAACACCAGATGTGGTATCAAACTCAATTCTATTACTTTCATAATCTATTTTTTTCATATTTCCTAAATCAACACCATCACTGGCAATACCAACAGCACCACCACCAGAATTAATTTCGCTTATTAGTCTGGGCATCAGTTTGCAGTCTCCAACACTGATAGAAGAACTTTAAGAGTGGTGTTAGCACCAGCTTTAATCTTAATAGAGTCATTAGTTTGTAATACTAATTTACCATCAAGAGGAATATAAGCATCATTTACAGGGACAGCTGCTTCTTTGATAATCTCTGTTGTAGTAGAACTTCTAATATGAGACATTGTAACTGTGGTCTGTGAAGAACCATAGTTAGTCACATGAGCATAAAGCACAATACCTGTATAACCAGTGGGTGCTGTATATAATGTCTGATCTACTGTTGTTAACTGAAGTGTTTCAGTCTTAAATCTATTGAGTGCTAACTGTGCCATTTAACTAAGTGCTAGAATGAAGGGGGTCATTTCTGAGAACAAACTCTTGGAGAATGCTCTTCCACTGATTGTTCCTGTTGACTGATTTATCTGAAGGTCATCACCTATACGGAAATTACCTGCTTGATCTGTGCTTGTATAAATTACTCTTCCACCATTTTGACTCTTAACTTCATTTGCTTGAATTGTAACACCACCTCTCTTTGGAGTGGCAGATGTTATATTATTTCCAGCACCAATGTATTCAAAAGTATGAGAACTAGCAATGATTTTACTTTGTTGGAAGAAGTATGCAGTTGATGCAACCCCAACTGTATTAAGTAAATTTTCAGCAAGTGTTAATGTAGTAATTCCAGACACTATGGGTGTAGCACTATTTATTGTATAGTAAGTATCTGCCATTACTGCTGTAGCAGTGGCAGTTGTGCCAGAATCAGGGGCAGAAATAGTGACTGTTGCATTTTCAGTATATTGACTTCCACTGCTTATTATATCAATTTCTGTAACTATACCACCCTCTAATGTTGCAAAGGCAGTTGCTACCTCTCCATTTGGACCTGTAGGGGATGAAACAGTAACTGAGGGTGTAGATGTATATCCACTGCCTCCATTAGTGATTGTGATAGATTCTACAGATTTAAACAGTTGATCAAAATAAACAACTTGTCCATCATAAGGTCTAGTTGTAATTGCACCAACATTTACAACTATATTATCTTGACTAACTGCAGCAGTAGATGTAACAACACCAGTAAATTGTTCATTGCTTACGCCATCTGCAACCAATCCAAGTGTTCCAAAACTACAATTACTATTTGCAACATCTGCTTGACCACCTTTGTGAACAGTAATTGCTTCATTGCAGCAGATTGTNAATACAGAAACTAANTGTGCATATCCTTCATTAGTAACTGCAACTCCTACACCTCCCTGATTATATTGTGTAAAGGCATCAACATTCATTGATTTAGTCTTTACTGCCTTATCTCCATCAACTCTAATTCCAGTTCCAGTTGTTGTGTCACTAGTGCAATTTTGAATGTAAGGACCTTTCCATTTACCACCACCAACATTAGTTGCACCAGCAGATGGGAATGCAACAGCAGCAGCAGGAGCAGTATGACCAGAGAAGGTCATATTTGCTAGTTTACAACCTTTGTTGACATGAAACAGATCCTGTGTTGCATTACTAGGTAATACTTTACAACTTCTTAAATCATCTCCTACAACTGCAACAAAAGCAGGGACTACAATAGGATTGCTTTCTACATAATTTCCTGACAATACCTTAATTACTGAACCTGATTGTGCTACCCCTACAGCAGATGCAATAGTCAATTTAGCATTATCAATAGATGTTCCATTATTAGAATCATTGCCATCTTTAGCGACATAGAAGACATTAGGTGCTGAGTTAATACCTGTTGCACCTGCATTAATTTTTACATTATCACCAATAGTGACATCTGAATTAGTGATAGTAACAATACCAGTTGTAATGGTGTTATTGTCACCATCAATGGTTACAGATGCAGTACCAATGGTAAGAATACCAGTGATTCTTGCATCACCATTTACAAGTAAAGCAGTAGTTGCTGTGCCTGTGTTAACCTCAAGACCATCTCTAAATGTAGAGAACCCAAGTGAGTCAACATTTTTTACTTCTTCATATGTAATGGTTCCACCAACTGTGATATTACCATCAACAAATTGATTTCCCTCAACATATAAAGCAAAATTACTTCTTGCTGTAGTAGCAATACCAACATTCTTAGTTGTGTGAATACCAACAGAGGTTACTGCCCAAGTTCCAGCAGCACCTACAGAACCTTGAATTGCTGTGCTAGCAATACCAACCCACTTAGCACCATCATAAATCAGAAGTTTTCCTGTTCCTGTGGTCTGATCAAAAGTAACATCATCAAGGTCTTTGATGAATCCTGCTCCACCACCACCCATAGTGGAAAGTTGAGTTTGTACCCT